GATCACACCTTTTCCATTGCGTTTATCCATTCTATACGAAGGGTGAACGTAGGTCTTTCAGTATGAATATGAACTTTATTGAAATGCCAAAGAAAAAAAGTGTTGACAAGTAGTTATTTTTAAGTATAACTATACACACTTGTGTGAATTATATCACACTATAAAACAGTCAGTCTTACGGATTACCTGACAAGCCTAGCCCATTAACATGTAAGTAGCGCAACTTAGATGCTAATGCACCTCTGCAAATCAGCCCCTGTATTAGTCTGGTGAGTTTACATCTGTTAAATGCTAAAGGAGGTAACGATGGCATTCACGTCTGCTGCCGGTCACGGCAACCTCCCTAATGGTAATTTTTCACCTATCATTTACTCCAAACAGGTGCAACTTGCGTTTCGTAAGTCATCTGTTGTGGAACAAGTTACAAACTCCGATTATTTCGGGGAGATTGCTAACATGGGCGATAGTGTGAAAATCATTAAGGAGCCGGAAATAACAGTCAAGGCATATGCTAGAGGTACAACTATTACACCTCAAGACCTTGACGATGAGGACTTTAGCCTTACAATCGACAAAGCTAACTACTTTGCGTTTAAGGTTGATGATATTGAGGAAGCTCATTCGCACGTTAATTTTCAATCGTTAGCGAGTGATAGAGCAGCCTATCGACTATCCGACCAGTATGACCAAGACGTTCTTGGTTATTTATGTGGGTTTAAACAGTCAGCACTACACGGTGCTGCTGATACTGCAAACACCACAGTAAATGGTTCTAAATCTGTATCAACCGCAGGTTCTGACGAACTTCTAGCTACTATGAAGCTAGATGCTTCTGACTTTACCGATGGTGCAGGTACAGCAGGTTCAGCCAGTAACTCTATTGGGCTTCAGCCCAGAGGACCGGGTGCAACCGATTTAACACCTGCTGCAGGTACAACTTTCCCATTAACAGTCATTGCTAGAATGGCTAGACTACTTGACCAACAAAATGTTGATTCACAAGGTCGATGGTTAGTTGTAGACCCAGTGTTCATGGAAGTATTGAAGGACGAGGATTCTCGCCTATTCAATCAGGACTTTGGACAATCTGGTGGAATTAGGAGTGGCGAAGTTATAGGTAATCTACATGGTTTCCGTGTATTTTCTTCTAACAACCTACCATCCATCGGAACAGGACCTGCTACTACTGGCGGTACTAACTCTTCCAACTTTGGAATTATTGTTGCAGGACACGACTCCGCAGTCGCTACTGCTGAACAAATCAACAAAACTGAAACTTACCGAGACCCAGACTCATTTGCTGATATCGTAAGGGGTATGCACCTTTACGGTAGAAAAATCTTGAGACCTGAAGCTCTCGTTAACGCTCGGTACAACCTCGTATAGAAGGAGATTGAATTATGGCATTAGGTGATAATACAACCTCTGTAGAAAGAGGTAGCATGGCTAGGGGAAGACAGCCATACTTGATTCAAGCTGACCTGAACTTTGCAACAGCTGCAAGCGATAAGGGTACTGCCCTTGCTGCAAATGATGTGATTCCGGGTTTAACTATTCCTGCTAATACACTCATTATCTCTGCAGGTTTTGAAGTAACAACTGCTCACTCAGGTACTTCAACCGACACTGATTTTGACTTTGGTATTACTGGAGGGGACTTGGACAACTTTGTTGATGGTTTCGACTTTGACGGAGCTTCTGTCGGAGACTACGCTTTTAAGGCAGGACAAACTCCTGTTCTTATTGGTGGCACTTCTGACACAATCGACATTGAAATCCAAGCAATGACAGGTACAACAACAGGCGGTGTAATCCGAATGTTTGCTGTATGCATGGACGTTGATGACACAGGTGACATGACTGCTAATGAAGTAGACCGTGACACCCTTGCTTAAATAGTCTAGGTGGGGCAGGGCAACTTGCCCCACTTTATTATTAGGAATTTATAATGGCAACATTTTTAGCATTGACAAATAGTGTAATAGCAAGGTTGAATGAAGTGGCACTTACTTCCTCTAACTTTAGCAACGCACGAGGTATACAAGTACAAGCTCAAAATGCAGTCAATGAGTCGATACGATATATTAATCAAAGAGAGTTTAATTATCCATTTAATCACTCAACTAAAACAGAAACACTTGCACCGGGTTCAGTTAGATATTCTATACCTACAGATGCAAAGACGGTAGACTACAACACATTTAGAATAGTAAAAGACCAAGACTTAGCTACTGCAGGTAATGCTCTAAGTATACTACAGTATAATGAATATGTAGATAAGTTTATTGACCAAGAAGATGAGATAGTAACAACAACACTGGCAGAAGAATTAGACGCTAGTGAAACAGAAATAGACCTTACAAGTTCCACAGGGTTTGACTCTGCAGGAACTGTTTTTATAGATAATGAACAAATAACGTATACAGGTATTAGCACAAATACTTTAACAGGTTGCACACGAGGAGCAAATAGCACAACTGCTACAACTCATAGTAATGGTACACAGGTAGCACAGTTTGACAGTGGAGGAATACCAACACATGTAGTGCGAACACTTGATAATAATTATTTACTATATCCCTTTCCTGATAAAACATATGCATTAAAATACGACTATTTTACATTCACTTCTGACTTATCAGCACAAAGTGATACTCCAAGCATACCTGACAGATTCTCTCCAGTAATAGTAGATGGTGCTACAGCTTTTGTGTATCAGTACAGAGGAGAAACATCTCAGTACCAATTAAACTTTGCACGATTTGAACAAGGCATAAAGAACATGCAAAGTTTATTAGTAAACAAGTATGAGTATGTTAGGTCAACAGTTCTTGTTCATCCAACTGTAACGTCAAATTATTTTGCAACAGCAACGGTTAGATAATGCCCGATTTATCGCAGACAGCACCAACAGCATTTAACTGTCAAGGTGGCTTAGTTCTTAATCGCTCAACATTTATGATGCAACCGGGCGAAGCATTAGAGTTACAAAACTTTGAACCTGATATTGAAGGTGGCTACAGAAGAATAAATGGTTTTAGTAAATATGTAAGTGCTGTTGTACCACAGACAAGTTCTTCTACAGAGCAAGTATTAATGGTAGCTACGTTTGGTAGTTTAGTAGTTGCAGCTAGAGGTGAAAAGATATTTAGTGCTACAGCAGGTGGTAGTAGTTGGACAGAACGAGATACAGGTAGAACAAGTGCAGGTACATATGATTTTGAACGCTATAACTTTGATGGTAATGACAAGCTTATAGTAGTAGACGGAAACAACGCACCTACATTCTTTAACACATCAATGTCGGCAACAGATGTAAGCGAAAGCTCAGTAGCAGGTTCTAAATTTGTAACAGCTTTTCAAAGTCACATGTTTTACGCAGGTAAGTCTAGTACACCACAGACACTGGTGTTTAGTGTGCCATTTGATGAAGATAACTTTTCAAGTGGTAGTGGTGGTGGAAGCATAAAAGTAGATGACACTATAACAGGACTAAAAGTTTTTCGTGATAATTTATTTATCTTTTGTGAAAATAGAATATTTAAACTGTCAGGAACATCACTAAGTAATTTTGCAATTACTGCTGTAACAAGAGACATTGGTTGTATAAACGGAAACACAATACAGGAATTTGCAGGTGACTTAATATTCTTAGGACCTGATGGTTTAAGAACGGTTGCAGGTACAGCAAGAATTGGTGACGTTGAACTTGGTACTATTAGCTCTAATGTGCAGTCTATATTTGATGACAATCTATCTAGTGCTTCTGAATTTCAGAGTGTAGTAATACCAGACAGAACTCAGTATAGAATATTTTTTACTAAGGCGGCTACAGCACAAAATAGTACAAAAGGTGTGGCATGTGTTTTAAAAGGGCAGACATTTGAGTTTTCTGAACTACGAGGGATAAAACCTGCATCAACAGATAGTTTTGTACAAGCAGGTAATGTTATAGTTTTACACGGTGATTATGCCAATGGATATGTATACAGGCAAGAACAGGGTAACACATTTGATGGGACAGCAATATTAGCAAAGTATAGAAGTCCCGACATGACATTCGGTGACGCAGGTATACGAAAACACATGCAACGTGTAATTGTAAACTTTGCACCAGAATCAACAATAGATGCTGATTTGTTTTTACGATATGATTATGAATCAAAAGATTCAGCAAGACCTGCAGCATATGAATTGGACTCTGGAGATATCGCAGCTATATATGGAACATCAACATATGGTACATCCTCTTCTATAGTGGGTACATATGGTGGGGCATCACAGCCACTATTTAGACAATCTGTAGAGGGTTCAGGATTTGCGGTGGCACTAAGAGTAAATGATGGTGGAGAAACAGCACCATACTCGTTAAAAGGATTTCAATTGGAATATCAAATAGGAGCAAGAAGATAAATGGGAGCAACATACACAAGACAGTCTTCATATTCTGACGGTGATGTTATTACGGCTGCCCACACTAATGACGAGTTTAATCAGTTATTAGCAGCTTTTGCATCAGGCACAGGACACACACATGACGGTACTACAGCCGAAGGTGGTCCTATTACGAAGCTACTAGGTAACACACTTACCTTTGGTGCAGGGACAGCAGGAACAGATATAACAGTAACCTTTGATGGTGAAACATCTGACGGTGTACTCAAGTGGATGGAAGACGAGGACTACTTTGAGTTCTCTGACGATATACTTGTAGCGTCCACAGAAAAGCTACAGTTCCGTGACACAGCTATCTACATCAACTCTAGTACAGATGGACAGCTAGACCTTGTAGCTGATACAGAGATACAGATTGCAGCCACCACTGTAGATTTAAACGGTAATTTAGATGTATCAGGTTCGTTAACACTAGGTGGTGTTACTTTAACTTCAACAGCTACTGAATTAAATTTATTAGATGGTGTATCAGGACTGGTACAAGCTGATTTTACCAAACTAGCTGCTGTTGATTCAACTGCTACAGAACTTAATATAGTTGATGGTAACACATCTATAGGAACAACTGCTGTATCAGATGGACATGGTATCGTAATGAATCATGGTGGCACTATGGCACAAACTACTGTGCAAACTTTAGCTGCCTATCTAGATGATGAAATTACAGCAATGCCTAACCTTGTTACAACTGCAGCTACAACTGTTGGTGCGTTAAACAGTGGTAGCATTACTTCTGGCTTTGGCACAATAGATACAGGCTCATCCACAATAACAACCACAGGATTAATCACAGGTGGCTCACTTGATATAGACAACGTGCTAATCAACGGTTCTACAATAGGGCATACAGACGATACTGATTTAATCACAGTAGCTAATGGTCTTGTCACAGTGGCAGGAGAAATATCTGTAACCACACTAGACATAGGTGGTACAAACGTAACAGCCACAGCCACAGAGTTAAACTTACTTGACGGTGTGTCAGGATTAGTACAAGCAGACTTTACTAAACTCGCTGCCCTAGATGCCACAGCTGCAGAATTAAACTTGACAGACGGTGGGTCTACTATAGGCACAACAGCAGTTTCTGATGGTCACGGTATTTTGATGAACCACGGTGGGACTATGGCACAGACCACAGTTCAGACACTCGC